GGCTCTAATGTTATTAGTTGCTATTTTCTGGATTTGGTTCCAACGAACATATGCATATTCACATGGTATGGATTCTATGGAACCCGAGTTTGAACGGGTCTGGATGGGTCTGTGGCGTGCGCACATGATAATCATGCCGTTGTTTGCACTTATTACCTGGGGTTGGATTCTCAAGACCAGGGATACCAAGGCGCAATTAGATAACCTTGATCCCAAACTAGAAATAAAGAGATATTTTTATTTCATGATGTGGTTGGGTGTATATCTATTTGGTGTATATTGGGGCGGTAGTTTCTTTACTGAACAAGATGCATCATGGCATCAAGTGATTATACGAGATACATCATTTACGCCATCTCATGTCGTAGTATTTTATGGCTCTTTCCCAATGTACATTGTTTGCGGGATAGCAGCATATCTATATGCTACAACGAGATTACCATTGTTTAGTAGAGGCACTTCATTCCCGTTGGTTATGGGAATTGCTGGTCCATTAATGATTCTACCAAATGTGGGCTTAAATGAGTGGGGTCATGCCTTCTGGTTTATGGAAGAATTGTTCTCTGCGCCTCTGCATTGGGGGTTTGTAATTCTGGGTTGGTCAGGTCTATTCTCCGGTGGCATTGCTGCTCAGATTATTACTCGATACTCAAATCTTGTTGATGTAATTTGGAATGGTCAAAGTAAAGTAATTCTAAACAACCGTATCGTTTACACGAAATAATGATATGAATGTCCCACAAAATGGGATTTGAAACCCTCTCACTCCTCTACATCAAAAATGCACGAGTGAGTTTTTATTATGGAATATGTATGAAAAACAGATTTGTTGCAACCTACTTAGAAATGGCAGATTTTCTAAAAAATACGAGATAAAAATAATATATGTATAATTTCAAAAACTTTACTATGGAGGGATCCCGAGATGTAATTTTAGCTGAAGAAAAAAGCGGCAAAAATTTACATCTTGAGTAATGAACACCTTGAAGATGAAATTCTAAATCGTGGCGTTGCTGGCGCCAGAGATGCAATTAATTTTCTACAAGCATTGAGAGATATGCTTGCTGGTCACTCATCGTTAAAAGTAAACACCACAACCAAATGGGATGGTTGTGTTCACGAAGACACCATTATACTGACTAATAATGGAGATATGACCATTAGAGAAATAGTGGAAAGAGAAGAGCTTTGGGGTGAACTTGAAATAATGGGCAAAAATCTAAAATCACCCCTTGAATACGATGGCTTGAATTTACTATTGGCAGGAAATTCGTCCAATGGAGATAAGTCTTGGGTTGAACTTCAACTAGAGGACGGGTCTTCTATCAAGCTTACAGAAGATCATGAGGTACACACCACAAATCGTGGGTGGGTGAAGGCAATAGAAATGAATGAAGGTGATGATATAAGTGAACTGTGATGGCATCCGTCTGACTTTTCTTTTTTTATAAATAGATAAAAGGAGAAATAAAATGAAATATGAAAAATTTACAGACGAACTAAAAGAATTCATAACAAAAACATATCTAGACACTTATAGTACAACAAAGGTTCAAGAGGGTGTGAAGTTGCATTTTGACCCATTGATGGGCCGATCCCCAATAGTAGATTATCTAAAATCTGTTAATTTATATGAAGGATTGAATGGTTCAAATTATCTAAAAAAGAAAGTGGAACTTCAGGTAAAACTACTACAAGAAAGGTATGGAGTTTCAAATTGGGGGCAGATGTCGGATGCTGGATGGAAAATACAAAATAAAATTCCATACAAAAAAATAAAAATGATTGATGAAATCGTGGAATATAAGAAACAAGTAGAAAAGTTAACCTATAAGACGATAAAAAAAATGAAAAAGTTGGGCAATATACCGACACATTGCGAATACACTAATGTATTATTTGCTGACAGTGAAGGAACACCTAACCCAAATGATCCAAGAAAGCGTACTGCTGACCATGTTGTTCCAGTTTCTCATTGTTTTTTGTTGGGATGGTCGGCAGACAAAGCAGCGTCAGAAGATAATATCAAATATATACTAAGATTAGTGAACACAGTGAAGGGAAATTCCGATTATACAAGTTTTGCACCACTCATACCGGTACTAAAAAGGGCATTTGATGAAGATTGCTAAAGTTATTAAATTAGAAGAAAAATATACTCAGTACGATATTTCAACTGCATTTGAGAATTTCTATGTAAAAACAAATACTGGATACATTCTGGTACACAACAGTCCTGCAATTTTTTGTGGCATCAATCCAGACAATGGTAAATTCTTTGTTGGCACTAAAGGTGTCTTTAATGCAAATGCAAAGTTGAATTACACCGATGGTGATATTGATACGAATCATCCAGGTGAAGGTCTTAATGCAAAACTTAAAGTTGCACTTCGTTATTTACCAAAACTTGGCATCAAAGGTGTGTTACAGGGTGATATGATGTTTGCAAAAGGTGATATCACAGAGAAGACGCTTGATGGTGAAGAATATATTACATTTCAACCAAACACACTAATCTATGCTGTACCATCTGGTTCTAAACTTGCAAAAACAATGCAGGCTGCACAGCTAGGTGTTGTGTTTCATACTTCATACACAGGCAAAACATTTGCTGATATGAAAGCCTCATTTAATATTGATATCAGAAATCTTACACCAACTAAAGATGTTTGGTTCCGTGATGCGTATTTCACTGATGCCTCTGGTACTGCATCATTCACAGAAGAAGAAACTAAATCAATTAATGCGATTCTATCTACTGTTGGTTCTACATTCAAACAAACAAATGCATTATCTATCAATAGAATTTCTTCAAGTGATACTGTTAGAGAATACATTAAAACTTTCAACAACACCAAAGTTAGAGAAGGTCAAAAGATTACAAACACAACCACTCATGTGAGAGAATTACTTAAATGGGTTGAAGATAGATTGAATAAAGATATTGTCTCTGCAAAGATGGAAAAAACAAAAAGAGATAAGACCATGATTAAGAATGAAATCATGCGAACTCTTCGTGGTAGTTCAAATGATTTAGTTAAGATATTTGATATGCAAAACGGCATGGTTGATGCCAAGAATATGATTATCAAAAAGTTACAACAGGTGAAACAAGTTACTAGTACATTCGTACAAACAGAGGATGGTTTCAAAGTAACTAATCCTGAAGGATTTGTAGCAGTTGATAAGTTAACAGGTAATGCAATAAAGTTGGTTGATCGGTTGGAGTTTTCTCACCTGAATTTTACCGCTGCAAAAGCTTGGAGTAAGTAATGGCTGGTTATAACATACAAAGTATAATAGATTCTTATGCTGCATCAGAAGATTTTGGATTCTCTGCTGTATCTGAAGAAGAATACAATGCAGTCATTGCTGAAAAAGATGAGACTGTTGAAGAATACAAAGCAAGGTTGGTGCAAATAGAGAAACTTATTATGCCATTCTTAACGAATCTTCTAAAGACAGCTGATAAACCATACATCAATTGGCCTAATCGTAAACCAATTCTTGAAGCACAGATACAAAAGATTCTTATCTTGACTAGAGGATAAAATGAAAGTTTTTAAGGAATACATTGTTGAAGAAAAAGGTCTACATGTGTTTGACATTGATGAAACTTTGTTTAAAACAAGTGCAAAAATTCATGTAAAAGATAAATCAGATAAACTTTTAAAAACTTTAACAAACCAAGAGTTTAATGACCATAAGTTACAAACTGGTCAGCATTATGATTTTAGTGAATTTAGAAATGCAAAAAAATTTCATGATGAATCTGAACCTATCGATCCAATGATTGATAAATTAAACGCTATACATAACAATATAAAGGCAGGAAATCATAAAAGTAAGATTATTATGAACACTGCTCGTTCAGATTTTGATGATAAGGATACTGTTCTAAAAAAATTCAGAAAACACGGAATTGATGTGGATAATACACACATACATCGTGCAGGTAATGTGCCTGGTAATGATTCAACGGCTGAGAAAAAGAATGTTATTTTAAGAAAACATTTGAACACAGGAAATTATGACCATGTTCACATGTATGATGATAGTAAAACTAATTTAGAGCAATTTTTAAAATTACAAAAAGAATATCCAAAAGTTAAATTTCAAGCACATCATGTATCACACGAAGGCCGAACAAAAAGATTAAAGATGCATGAGGCATCTTATTCTGGCAACATTGGTGTTATGGAATTGGCAAAGTTTCAACGAAAGGCTTCACCTGAACAGAAAAAGATGTTACAATCATACATTGATAGAACGAAGGTTAAAGATGCCTGGAAATTGGTACAAGATGTTACAGGCATGAAGTTGCATAATAGTGTGTATGAGACAGTTAGTCCTGATATATTACCAAAATCTGGTGCAGGTGCTGAGGGTACAGCTACATTGGTGAATACATATAAGAACGATACACCTGGACAAGGCCGTAAGATAAAAAGGTTTAAAGATTATTAATTGATTGGGGTTATTATGAATGATATAGTGATTGGTAGCATTACTGGATATGATTTTGACAAAATTAAACCATGGGTAAACTCGTTAGATAGAAGTGGTTTCACTGGCACTAAGGCCATGCTTTGTTATAATGTTTCATATGAAACAGTTGAAGAGTTGGTCAAACGAAACTACACCATCCTTACTTTCAAAAAGGATGAAGAAAACAAAAGATTTGTATACAGAGATGACTTCTCAATTGTAGTTGAGAGGTTTTTGCATCTATGGTATTTACTGAAACAGTTTGAAGGTAAATATCGATACATTGTTACAACCGATGTTAAAGATGTAATCTTTCAATCCAATCCTTCTACTTGGCTAGAAGAGAACATGGGTGAAGCACAAATTAATGTTGCATGTGAATCAATCAAATACAAAGATGAAGATTGGGGCAGTCATAATCTTATGAAGTCATTTGGTCCACTGATTCATGATCACAATAAAGACAGATTGATTTACAATGCAGGAACAATTTCTGGCAAGTTTGACACTATGCTTCCATTGTTTCTAAACATCTATATGTTATGTAATGGCACTTCACATAATATTGAAGGTGGTGGTGGACCAGATCAAGCTGCATTGAATGTATTGTTGAATATGAAACCATATAGGGACATTACAAGATTTACTGCCTCTGAAGACGGTTGGGCTGCACAGTTGGGAACAACCGGTCCACAAGTTGCACATAAGTATGGTGACAAGTTGATTGAGAAATGCCCAATTCTAGTTGGTGATACAGTATGCACAAGTGATGGCAAACCATTTGTATTGGTACATCAGTATGATAGAGTGCCTGAGTGGAAACAAATGATTGAGAAAAAATATGAATGAATGGAACATTAGAACATTAAAAGAACAGGGACAATGGGATTCAAAAAAATGGATTTCAGCTCCAGGCCTTTGTGACTTAGTGACACATCTATTTCAGCAACAAGAAACAATTGTTGGTTTAGAAATTGGTGTGGCCAGTGGTTGGACAATGAATCATTTTTTACAAAATCTATCAAATCTACAACTCACAGGAATAGATCCATATGTTGGTTACATGGATGGCAACATAAAAATTGCTCAAGAAATGTTAGATGCACAATACTTGGCTGCACAAGACAATATTTCAGATTTTGCACCAAGAGGAAAAATACTTAGAGGTTACAGTCAAGATTTTGTAAATTCATTTGAAGATAAATCATTAGATTATATTTTTATTGATGGTGATCATTCTTATGAAGGTGCTTTGAGAGACTGTGAACTTTTCTTTCCTAAAATAAAAAGTAATGGAATATTTGCAGGACACGATTGGTCTTTTGATGGTGTAAGAAAAGCAGTAAATGAATTCAAAGATAAAAACGGATCACCAAATATAAGAATGGTTAAAGAAGACGTTTGGTATTGGATCAAAGATGAATAATGTTATTTTCTGCCCTGTTGGCATTCCACTCAACTACCATGGTGCATATGATAAAGATAATCATTGGCGCAGAACAAATGGTATTAAAAGAAATTATGAAACTGTTGTCTATCAATACAAAGACTTTGATATTGAACCGAACTCATATGACCAGTTGATTAAAGATACTGGATTTAAATGGGACTTAGCAAAACATTTCCTTGATACATTTGATTATAGAGATTATGGTTACATTGGATTTTGGGATGATGATTTAGTTACTGATATTCAAAGTGTGAATAGGGCATTAGAGATTGCAACGAAAAAAGACATTAAGATGTTTCAAATGTCTACTATCGCAGGCTCAGAATCCACACATCGAATACTACATCAAGTTCCTGATTACAGTTACAGTCTAACGAACTTCAATGAAGGCATGGGTGGTTTCTTTCATTCGTCATTGATACCTATTCTGTTAGATTTTTGGAATTATCATGAAGTTAAGAGTGGTTGGGGATTTGATATCATCTTGTCTGCAATCACAAAACAGAAAGCTGGTGTGATGCATGAAGTATCAATGTATCATCCAAATAAACCTAGTTACTATGATAAGTCGGCAGCATTTGCTGAGATGGACAAAATATTAGGTGAAATTTATCCCAAATTTATGAAGGATAGATATAATGAAGAAGTTGGTCCATATAACGAATCACAAACTGAGTATGAATTTACATTTAAGGTATCATAATGGAAATAATTAATGCAAGTGCGATAATGAAAAAGAAGAAACCTATTCCTGAAGACAAAGTACAGGGCCGTAGTTACACCAGCAACGCAACTAAGTTGTTGAAACACATGGATAGGTTACAAATCATTCAAGATGGTGGTAGACCAAAACCTGTTATGTTTCACATGTCACCTTCAAATCCATGTAATCTAACTTGCTCTTTCTGTTGTTTTGCTAATCGTGCAATGAAAGATATGTTGACACTTGATCAAATGAAATCTGCAATTGACCAATTTGCAGACCTTGGTGTTTTGGGTATGGAGTTTACAGGTGGTGGTGAACCAACATTACATCCACAGTTAGATGAAGCGATTGCTCATGCACATAGTCGTGGATTAAAAATTGGTATCTGCACAAATGGTTCTCAGTTAAAGAAAGTTAAGAACTGGCACATGTTGTCATGGGTAAGACTTGGTATGTATTCATGGGATGAAAAGAAACCATATGAATATCATCTTGAAGTGTTTGAAGGCTTAGATATTGAAATCTCAGCTGCATATGTTTGGGATGGTGCACCAGAAACATCTACTAATCCAAATATCACTGGTGAATGGTCTGATACAAAGGCCAAGAAACTTGCATCAAATTCATACAAAGAAGAAAACTTTATGAAGATGTTGGCATGGGTTGAAGAAAAGAAA